AGGTTGCCCCAATCGCTAAGCTGCTTTTCCCGCCCCTGGAGCTCCTGCATCCGGCGGTTGTAGTCAGCCGTCGTCTCATGCGCCCGCCTGGAGAGAAACCTTTGAGCCTGAAGCGGTAGCGAATCCCAGACCGCCCTTTCTTCGGCATTCAAGCTTGATGGCGGCAGGATGGCCTCGGCTTCCGCTGCCGTCATCGGCTTCTGTTCCACCTTCTCAGCCTTAGCCGCTGCCTTTTCGGGGTCAGGTTTCCTAAGCTCCGCTCTTAGCGCCGCCCGTATGCTTCGATGCTTTACGGGCTTCTCTTCGCTTGCCGGCGTGGCCTCGGCCTTTACTGGCTCCGGTGCCGTCTCTTGTGTTGCGCTGGTTGTACTGGTTTCTACTGTTGCGGTTTCTTCATCACCCATTTAAACGCTCGCGGATTTCCCGCTTGACGTTCTCTAGTCGCCTTCTGAAACTCTCTTCCCGCCGCTTGTCAGGGCTGTAGCCGTTCTCGTATGCGGTGCCCACCTCTTCGCACCCCGCTGCCTTGGTTGCGGCTCTAAACTTGGCCTTTGAGGTGTACACCTCCCCCGTTGCGGGGTGCTTCGTTGGTGGCATCTCGTCCATGATTAATTGGTGCGACACGGTAGCGGGAAGCTCCAGCGCTAGGTGTGCTTCCACTACCCGCCGCTGAACAGGGCACCACTTGTAGACGCCACGGCTCATAGTCCACTCACGAAAAACAGGGCGATAAGCTCGTCATCGCGACGCCTCACTTCAGCCGATTTTCGCGCCTGAATTAGGGCGTTCCAATCGCGCTTGATGCGAGTTTCTGAGGCGTTGAGGGCATATGCAACCCTTTCAATTACCTCCTGCGGCACCTTCTCGGCTGGCACCTCCCGCCTTAGATACGAAAGCATGATGCGCTTCAAATCGCGCTTTTTCGGTTTTCGCTTCTTCTTTGTCCAAAGCGGAACATAGACGGTCGGAAAATGCCCGCCCACTACATTAAATTGCTTCGGGTTGAGTAGCAGAAACAGGCTCATTGCTGAGTGATTCTCCCCTCGCTTTGTAGCTCTTGTAGCGCCTGAAGTACAATGGCAGGGCGAAACATCTGAATAGAATTTAAGTGTGCGAGCAGCTGAGCGCGGTCAATGCTTCCGCCAGCGCGTTTTATCACCATCATAGTGTAGCGTTTAATTTGCTGAACTCCTGGCTTCTCATCGTCTACTAGTGTGATTGTTGGCATGGCTTCCTAAGTTGGCATTACTCGATAGGTCACTGTGACATAAGCTGTATAGGTTCCAACGGTTGATAGCCCGACGAGGGCTCCGTTTAATGCCTCGTTGTCGCCTCCGTCCCAATGCCCTGGCTGAATCACTATCGAATCAGGCGACACGCACAGCCCCAGGTCTTTTCCGTCGATACTATTGAATTGAGAGGTCTTCCATATCCTGTGGAAATGCCACGTTCCCGAAGCGAATCGGAACCGAATCCCCTCGCTCTCGTCTGCGCCAGCTCCGAGGGATGACGAGTCTGGGGTGTGAAGCGATGCGTGTATGCCATACACCTGAATTTTGGACCCTGCTCCTGGTGCTGCGATGATTTGTGTGTTTGTCGTTACGGCGAATGTAGCCGATGCCGTTAATATACGGTCGCTGTCGATTATCAGCCGTTTTCGCCTATCTGTGCTTAAGTCGGAACGGTCTGCGCTGGCACACGCCGTCAGCCCATCGTTATTGGTGACGGCATACCCGCCAACCTTAATTGGGTTTCCTGAGTCTACTGCGTCATGGGCCACTAGCGATGTGACATAGGTTTCGCCGCTTGGAGAAATGTCCGCTAGGTTGAGTGAGCCGTCGAGACTCCAGGTGCCGAGCACGTTAATACCGCCAGCGTCGATGCCTGTTGGTATCGCGGCGTTCCCGAATATATCCTTGAAAGCGATAGTGACTGGATTCGTTCCAGATACCGCCGCCCCCGCCGCGATGTTGCCCTGTATCTGCTGAGCACTCCCACCAGTGCGAGTATCAGCCACATGCAGCCGCCCGTCGCCATTTGTGTTGAGCGTTGCGTAGTCGCCGTCTGTTCCTGCGCTTGTGCTTGCGGTATCGGCGCGTCTTGTGAGGGCCAGTACACCTGCTGCTCCTGAGCTATGTACTGCGTCTTCTGCTAGCACGATATCGTCGATGAGCTGAAGCGCTGTAATCTCAGTGGTTTGATTCGCGCTTGTCGCTGCGCCCGTAGGTAGCGACACCGTCCCTGAGACGTTCGTGATATTCCACGTTCCTGACTGCGTAGCCGCTACCGTGCCATCTACCGTTAGACTCCCTGCGCCATCATCCACCGAGAGCGTCGTGCTGTTGTCGCTGACAGGTATCACGCTCTGATTTGACGCAATCGCGACCGAAATCGAGTTTGCCATCGTCTGCTGGCCCTCGTTCGGTAGCGCCGCTATCGTGACGTTGCCCGTGTCGCACGCTGTAACTTTACCGTTTAAGGTCGATAGCGTTGCCTCTGTTGCTGCTCCGGTCGGTAGAGGTAGAGATGCCGCATCTACCGTGATACTATTGCCACCATCCTGAATGTTGACCGCTGCCGCACCAGCGGCATTATCGACCGTTACGTTGTGCCCATCCGGTAGCTGTAGCGCTGCCGTTGCGGCACCAGTAGGAAGCGGCCAGGATGTGGCGTCCACCGTCAAACTTGCGCCGTTATCGTCCACCGATACGGGCTCCGATACCGTCACCGTTCCAGACACGGGAACAGTTCCACTGACCACCGACTCCGTGGTGCCGCTGCCTAAATCAAGGCGCATGTGTTGGATTTGCTTCCCTGCCGCCGTTTCTGATGTGCGTACAGGGATATCTGGATTACTCGATGCCGGAGCGTTCGAAACGTTTACATTATCAGCCACGGGTTACGCCTCCTGCATCTCCATGCCGGTTGCGTTCCCCTGAGCGTCTCTGATGATTTTCCCGATGCGCTTGCCACCTTTGCCACCATCCACATGCACCGTAATCGGTGGCGTGGTCTTCGCTGCCGCTTCGATAGCTAGCCGCTTTTCTTCAAGCAGTTTCTCGTACATCTCAAGCGCCACGCGCTGCTTATCGTTATCGATTTTGATGGCTTCCATCTGAGCCGTTACCGCCTGCATTCGCTGGTCGATTTCAGCCTTGAGAACCGCTTGCGCGTCCTTCGAATCGATTTCCTTAGCCTTTATGCCTAGCTCGGCCTCTAGCCTCATCTGCTCAAGCTGAAGCTTCGCGGCCTCTAGCTGTATCTCCGATTGCTTGAGTAGGAGTTCGTCTCGCCTAAGCTCAATATCCACCTGCATCTTTTGACTATCCAGCATCATCTGCTGCTGCTTTAGTTGCGCGTTTATTTGCGCCTCTTGCATCCTCGCCTGGGCTTGCGCCGCTCCTGGGTCAGGTTGCTGTTGCTGTGCCTTCTGCTGCATCTGCTGCAGCATGGTCCCTAGAATCGCCTCAAAGGTCTGCTCTAGCTCCTTGCCGCCTCGGTAGCTTCGGATGGTGAACTTCATGAGCTCCATGCCTAGCTGTCCCACGGCGGGATAGTTCGTCATGAGAGGCTCAAGCTGTTGTAGGAATCCACCCGCTGATGCGAGCAAGTCCACCCGCTGCTGGCGGTCCTGCTTCTCGTCCATCGCCACCATTGAGTCAGTCGCGATTTCGAGGGAATAGCATCGGTCGTCGCTGTCTTTGAGTAGAGCGAGCGCCTGATTGACTAGCTCAGGCGGCATCTTCATCACCTCATCTTCGAGGTTCGCCATCTCGATAAGCTTCATCGGGTCGAACTGCGAGCAGATGGCCTCCCCTAGCTTGGAGATGGCTTTGCCGAAGAACTCATGCACCTGGCGCTGCCGTAGCGAGAATCTGGCGTTGAAGAACTGAGCTTTAATCTCCTGGGCCGTTGCCGTCTCTGCGGGGTTAGTCATGCCGCGAACGATGTCAGCGGCTCCGGTGGCCTCGTACACCTTACCCAGAGCCAATTCCCGCTGCTGTACTAGCACCTCAAGCGCTCGCACGTATGGCTCAATCGGGGTGAACTCCATCGCCTCAGCCAAGCGCTTTGCCGTGGTAGGCACAGCGATGACATCAAGGTCACCGCTAAAAATCTCTTTTAGCTTCTCCGCTATCGTGTCATCTGCCGCGATGTTCACCCTGATGGCCTTGGTTACGGCATGAATGCGCGTCGTCAGGCGCTCGATTTCGAGTAGCTGGTCCTCTAGCTCGGCATAGTCGGAAACCGGAATAACCGAATCCAGGCTTAGGTTTTGAACGATATCGACGCAGGGATAGAAGCCTTCGTATTTAAGCGGCGGCTCCCCTGCCTCTAGAATGGATTTCTCGCCCCGCTTGGAAATCCAGTAGACCTTGCCCGATACTTCGCACCAGATTTCCCAGAGCTCGGCCTTTTTCTCGTATTTGTTGCCGTCGCCCCGCCTAGCTATCTCGTCAGGAAGAACGTCGAATTTAAGCTTATTAGCCGTACCGCTTCCGAACATCGCCTCGGCCTGGTCGCGCCTTAGGTAAGCCCGTCTTCCACGCCATTCGATTTCAGACTCATCACGCCCGCATGAAACCAGGTAATCCCTATAGTGTGGTACCTCTAGCACCACCCGCTCATCTGCCACCTCTTCGGCCTCAATCACCGTCTCCCTGATGCCGTCCTCTTCGATTTCGGCAGCCTCTACGGTCTTCGGCCTGATGTCTGCCTCATACCTTGCCCAGAGCGACGAACGGCCCGTTAGGAGGTACTGAAGCACAGCGCGGTTGGCTACCTGGTCAAATAGAAAATGGGTATCGATGCTGTACTGAGCGGCACCCTCGGCGACTCGAGCCGCAAGCGCTGCCGCTGGTCCTCCCCGCTTCTTTCTTAGCGTTGATTCAACCTTCGGCTTTTGGCTGTAGTAGGCAGGGAGGAGGGTAGTCGTTACCATCCACCAGGCGTTAAGCTTTCGGCTTCCGCTCTCTAGGCATTTTTCGGCCTCGAAGAGCTTCACCGATTTCTCGGCTTTTTCGATGAATTTCCGGTCTTCCTGCTGTTGCTCAGCGCGGGTGATTTCCCCAGACCAATATTGCTCGGTGTATTTCTCGGCCATTAAACTTTGCTGCGGGCTTGCTCACGTCGAACGTTTTTCACGTAATCCGCTACCCTTACACGGCCTTTTCTAACCGCTGGCCCCTTGGTATCAAAGCCATCCTTTTCGATGGGACGGCTCATGCAGAGATACCTAGCCGAATCCAGCGCATGGTCGTTCATGGTTGTGTCCAGGTCTTCCGGCTTCCGCTCATCATGCTGAATCGTCTGAAGCTGCTCGATGAGGTTTCGGCAGGTGTGGAAGATGTAAAGAAGCGGGATTTCAGGCGCTAACCGCTGCCGTATCTGGGACCACCCCGCAAGCCGCGTATTGTCGGCAGGGGTCAGGATGAAGCCCTTCCCGAAATTGTAAATCTGTTCGGAGATTGAGGGGCCGCCATCTTCCTTGAAAATAGACGGGTCAGCCACCCGCTGCGTTAGCTCCTCCCCCTGCGATAGCTCTTTCAAAAGCTCGCCAATCTTCGGATTTGGTAGCTGCCGCCCGTAGGTTTCGCGGTAGAACACTAGCGAGCCCTTAGGGTATGGCACCTCCCGCCCTGCGTCATCCTTCCCGCTCGATACCGCTGCCCATAGCCCGCAAAAGGGTGATGTGAAGCCCCAATCGAATCCGAAATGCCTTGGCCAGTGCTTCGGTATGGGGAATGGTTCGATGATGTGGCGTGGCCCGAATTCGCTAAAATAGGCACCTGCAACCACGTTCCAATCGCCTTCTAGCCACATCCGAACCAGCTCGGCAGAGCCGACCAGCTTTAGGCGCTCGATATAGTCAGGGTCGCGTTCTAGCAGCGTGGGGTTATCGGTCACCTTTGACGGGATAAACATTCTGGACCATCTCGCCCCCTCTTCGGCGATGGATTGAAAGCCCCTGGGGTTGTCCTGTATGCCGTAGCGGTCCCGCACCCACTGATGCCCCGCTCCCCCTGGGTTGCCTGTTGCCCTGATGCGCTTCACTGGCACCTCGGCCTCTGCCCACCGCAAGCAGGCAAACAGCATCAGGAATGCATCGGGCTCAGCCCATTGGGTGAGCTCATCGAACGCTATCCAGCCGAATTGATGGCCTTGGTATCGGGTCGCGTCCTGTAGGCTTTCCAG